TAGAGAACGGTGAACCGATTGAAAGCCTGGCTAAGCGGTACGACCGATCCAAGTCGGCTATCTGGCAGCGTATACAACTGCTGGATTTGAATGACGGCATCAAAGAAATGTTCAAGGAGGGGATCCTATCCCTCCACGCCACGGCGATGCTCAAGAGCCTGACCGCGGAGCAGCAGGAACTTTTTTACAGCCAATTTTCAACACTGCAGGAAATCGATGAATATGATGTCCAAGGTTTTCTGGCCGCAATCCATCACGACAAGTTGTATAAATGCATCGCCGGGAAGGAATGTTTAACATGCAAGAAGCGTTTCAACACTGCAGAAAATCGATGAATATGATGTCCAAGGTTTTCTGGCCGCAATCCATCACGACAAGTTGTATAAATGCATCGCCGGGAAGGAATGTTTAACATGCAAGAAGCGAACCTACTATTCCAACGAGGAATTTTTTCCGGAATTGCGCTCGCCGAATGATGACACCTGCCTCGATCACGAGTGTTACATGGGGAGGTGGAGGAAACTACTTTTTGACAGAATAAAAAGCGTCAAAGGCGAGCATCCGGATCACGCGGAGGCAAGCCTCATTGTGATAGGCAACAGCTACATCAGGCAAACATTGGGGAAATCCGTGACTTTAAAGGACGGCGTAGAATACAAGATAAAGTCGGTGGATTGGACAGCCATAACGGGAGAGCCTGAAGGGAAGAAAGCCCTTCCCTGCTTTATGCTGGAAGTGCACGAGGGGAAACTCAAAGCTTTGGCCCGGTACTGGAACGAGCCGGAGAAAGCGCAGTCCCTGCCAAAGGACAGCAACTTCGCGCCGATGGTGAAGCTTCTGGATCTGCCCAAGGAAGAAGCCGAACAGATAACCGCCGCCTTTAAAGCAAAGTGCAAGCAGCCGTGGGATATTANCAATAAGNCNNACGACATCAACAGAAAAGCCCGTGAAAAAGTATTTGGCCGGATATTGGAAAGCAAAGCGAAACAGGAAGCGGACAGCGACAAGGACATCGAGCGCTACCTGGCGGGTTGGCTTAAAGACGGCAACAACGGGAAAATAGCGGAACTGTTCGCCGGCGCCGCTGACGTGAAATCGCTGCTAAAACTTTCATGGCCCAAACTATTTACCGCATTGTATGCGTCCAGTATGTCGAGCTGGCGGCTTCCTGATGCCTGGAAAGTAGCCGCGGAAAAGCAGGATGACATTGCCGAATGGGCCGGGCTCTCTATGGCCGAACTCAAGGAAATGTACAAGGAAGAGCTTCTCCCCCTGATGCCGAAGCCGAAGCCCGCCGGGAAGAAGGGAAAAGACAAGCCGGCGAAGGGGAAGAAGGCAAAGAAGGAAGCGGGGGAAGAGAGCGGCGTCCGCACTTGCAGGGAATGCGGGTGCACCGACGATGACTGTAGCGGCTGCATAGAAAAGACCGGGGATCCTTGTTGCTGGGTTGAAGAAGATCTCTGTAGCGCTTGCGCTGAAGCCGGGGAGGATCCACCCTTTTGAGCGTCCTCTGGGCCCCCTATCCAAGGCAAGCCCGCGCGATGCGCTGCGACGCCGACCAGATATTCTATGGCGGCGCCGCCGGCGGCGGGAAAACCGACTGTTCTCTGGCGTTCAATATCCGCGGGGCGTTGGACTGGGGCAAGGCCTGGCGGGGGATTATCTTCCGCAAGACCTACCCGCAGCTTGAGGAGGTTATCAGGCGGGGCCGGGAGCTCTTTGTCCCTATGGGCGCCAAGTACAACCAGTCAAAGCATATCTTCCGCTTCCCAAACGGCGCCGAGGTTCGGCTGGCAAACCTTGAGCGGGATACTGACGTGGAACAGTACCAGGGCCACCAATACACGCTGATTATTTTTGACGAGCTGGGCAACTGGCGCACGGACTACTGCTGGACATACATGGCGTCCCGGAACCGCAGCCCCGCGGGCGCGCCCTGCCAAATGCTGGGGACGGGAAACCCCGGCGGCGCCGGACACGCGTGGATCAAAAACATGTTTGTCGACGGGTTCAAGCCGGACGTGAAGTACAACATCCCCGTTGCGTACGACAGGGACGCCGGGAAGTGGGAGTACATCAGCCGCTGCTTCATACCGTCCCGCCTGGAAGACAACCCGGCGCTGATGAAGAAAGACCCAAAATACAAGACCCGCCTAATGAGCCTCCCAGGGCACCTGAAGCGGGCACTGTATGACGGGGACTGGGACGTGTTCGGCGGCCAGGTGTTCGACGAGTGGCGCCGGGAAAAGCACGTCATACAGCCCTTTGCGATGAGCCAGGACGGGTGGCGCAGGTTTTACGTGCTGGACTGGGGGTTTGCCCAGCCCTACGCCATTGTGAAGCAGGCGGTCAACTACGACAGCAAAGTTATCCAGTACGGGGAGCTGTACGGCTGCCTGCGGGGGGAGGTGAACAANGGTGTAAAAGAAAGCAGCAAGGAGGTNGCAAAGAAGGCATGGGATCAGGCCGTTCCCGAAGGCGTGACGGATCTCATAGCGGANCCTGCCTGCTGGAACAAGCAGGACAGCTTCCCCGCGCCGATAACGGCGTTCCAGGATGCCGGCTTCAGGTGCATCAAGGCAAACAACGACCGCAAGGCAGGCTTGCAGCAAGTCCACAACTACCTGAAGCAAAAAGACGAAAACGGGCAGCCGATGTACCAGGTAACGAGCAACTGCTATCAGACCATACGGACGCTGCCGGCGTTAATGCCAGACCCNCACAACATGGAGGATGTGGACAGCAAGATGGAAGACCACCTGTATGACGCTATACGCTACGGCCTTATGAGCCGCTATGTGAGCCATCCGGGAAGGTATATGGGCAAACAGCAATTTGCGGGAAGCGCCGGAGAGTACAGCCCGTTGGAGGATTGGTAACAATGACAGCCCGGAGGGACGGGCAGCACGGGGCGGCCCTACGCGGGGCGGGTGGTTCGCCACCTCCTTTCCACCTATGGCGGTTCGTACCCGCCACGCTCCATAAACCCATTATTGCAAAAGGAAGCGCGGGGTGAAAAAAAAGGTGAAGTGCGGAAGAAAGTGCACGTTCTGGCATTTCTCGCTGCGGCTGTCTATAGGGCTGGGGCCGGTATGCAAGAAGTACATGCTCCCCATTTTGGCGGCACAGGAGCTGTGTTTTTCCGCCAGGGAAAAAGAAAAGGCGAGGGAAAAAAGCGTGATACAGATTCAGCCCAAGGCTTGGCCGGGCGCCAGCAGGGGNTGGGGGCCCATAACCAAAAAAATAGCACAGGAGGAAGAAAGCTATGGTAATTAACAAAAACCTGCCTGACAGGGAGAAGGCNGAAAAGCTCTGCCGGGAGCTGGATCGGCTGAAAAAAGAGCGGAGCGCGTTTGAGGGCACCTGGAAAGAGGCCCAGGAGCTGGTGTCCAGCATTATCCTTTCCTTCGAGGTGGCGGAGGGCAATGCCGCCAAGGGATACAATTTGCCAAAGCGGATAACGAACCGGCCCGCAAACTTCCATGAGACGCTTGTTGCCGGACTCTGCGGTTACGCGGTGAACCCGAACATCACCTGGATGAAGCTGGGGCTGTCAGACCAGGAGGCCATGAAAGCCAGCGGCGTGAAGGACTGGCTGGATCAAGTGGAACTGGCCAAGTATGAGGAGTTTGATAACCTCAACTTCTACCCGGAGATGAAAATTGTCGTTGACCAGGCCACGATTTTTGGTTTAGGGATCATGTACATCGAGGAAGATATCGTGAATACCCGTGCCAGGTTCAGGCAGATCGACGTGACTGAAGCGTACCTGGATACCAACGAGTACAACGAGTATGAAACGGTGTTCCGGCGCTTTTTTATGACCGTGGAAAATACGGTAAGCCGGTTTTCCCTTGNGAGNATGCACCAGAGCATAAGGGACAGGTGGAGCGTCTCAAACAGCGAGGAGAAAACGCGGGAGATCGAGATACTCCACGCGGTGTTCCGGCGCAAAAACAGGAAAGGCATGTCGGAGCGGAACACTGAAAAGCCCTTTGCCAGCTTTGTAGTGGACGTGGCCAACAGGCACGTTATAGAGGAATCAGGGTACGACAGCTTCCCCTACGCGATCTTTGTATGGGACAGGATCGGCGGGATGAAATACCCGGTAAGCCCGGCTATAAAGGCCATTAACGATGTAAAACTCCTGCACAAAACCGAGGATACCCGCCTGACCCTGGCGCAAATGGCCGCGAAGCAGCCGGTAGCGCTGCCTGAGACCATGCGCAAGGCAAGTGAAATTTTCGGCAAGGATGGGTACCTCAAGCCGGGGGCGATGCTCTACTACGACAAAGGCGCAGGCGAGGGCACGCCGTCCGCGCTGAACATCGGCGGGAACTACCCTATCACCCTGGACATTACCCAGCAGATGGCCAACAACATCAAAGACTGGTTTTTCGTTGACTTCTTTCTGATGCTGCAGCAACAAAACGTAGGGGCGATGACGGCCACCGCCGTTCAGGCCCTTCAGGGCGAGAAAGCAGCCGTGATGACCAACATGATAGTGAACCTTAAAAAGGCGCTTCAAGTGGTGGTGCAACGAACATACGACATCATGGCCCGCCAGGGCAGGATTCCGGAATTACCGCCGCCGCTGCTGCGCGGCGGGGACGGGTACCGGATGAAGTTTACCTTTGCAAGCGTTTTGTCCCAAATACAGCAGTCGGCCCTGCGCTACCAGGGGGCCAAGCAGTGGCTGCCTGTCGCCGGGGCTGTTGCCAATTTGGGGCAGGCATACCCGCCGGCACTCGCTGCGCTTGACCGCTTTG